ATTAAACACGCAGTTATTGACATAGGTTCGGTTTGAGGACAAAGAATCCTGCTGACCTTCCCATGTGGTTACTCCAGCAGCAAGAGAAGGTGTTGAGCCATGGTCTGCTGAAATGCCAACATTTAGGTAATCAAAAGTAGAGTTTGCATAAGTGGCAACGGTTCCACCCTCTTTATTGAATACTGCAGTTCCACCAGACATTCCAGTAAATCGGACATTGTTTGCAGAAACTGTTCCTTTGGTATTGAAGATAAGCCCGCCGTCTCCATTAGACCCCTGCTTTAGGGTCATGTCTGAGATAGTCAATGAATTGCCCTGACCAACATAAAAAGGTCTGTAAGCATTATTTCCGTCAATTATTGTGTTTGTTCTGCCGTTTCCAGCAATCGTCAGTGTTCCAACAATCGCTGGAAGTGATGAAGTAAGGTTTATAGTTCCGTTTGTATCAAAAGTAATTGAGTCGTAGATTCCGCCAGTGTTCGTATTCGCTTGAGTAATAGCCCAACGCAGTGTTCCGTTTGCAGTTGTGTCATCAAGGCTCGTTACGACCAAAGATGTTGGAGCAGGAGGCAAGGTGGTCGTAGTCGTGCTGGTAGTAGAGGTTGTAGTGGTCTCTGCTGTAGTAGTCGGAGCAACAGTTGGAGCAGTTTCATTGTTTGGCTCAACTCCGCCGAAGGTTGTGCAGGTCCCAGACACGCAACGCTCTGTTGAACCAGCCTCACTGTCAACCATGAGCACTGGAGAGAGTGATGTGTCTCCAAGGTTGAAAACCGCAAATCCAAGTTTGTATGTTCCAGTTATGTCTACCCTGTATGTAGATGTTTGCCAACCAGTAGCACCATACGAATTTGTTGAATAGTCGCCAGTTCCTGGGTTGGTGAATCCAAGAAGGGCATATGACTGTACATAGTTGTTCACTCTGATAACTGGGGTTCCAGTAACAGTTACTGGCACAAGCGCTGTTACGGAACCGTCGTTATAAGGAACATAATCCGTTCCTAGATAGTTCCAAGACATTGTGTAGGTTTCGCCAGCAGTTAGTTGCACTTCTCTAGTAATCCATGCCGCATTGGTTGGGTTGCCGCTACCAAATCCAGATGCATTCCTGTCCGCTGTCAATTGGTTCTGTATAGCCGTTTGTGGAGAGCCAGACAGTCCGAGCGCAGCCATTGCGTCGGAGAATGTGACTGGGTTTACTGGTTGTAGGGCGACTGCTTTTGCTGCATTGTTTGGTCCAAATGTCCAACTTCCAGCAGCAACGGCTGGAGCATAATATGGGCTGGATGGGTTGTTTCCCACTGCTGGATGCGAACCGTGAGTAAATGTCCGAGAACCAGTAAAGATGGTTACGCCAGTTCCGTTGCCCGTGATTGATGCACCAAGACTTCCTGACTGAGTGCCTTTTTCCCAGCCAGCAAAGGTTCCGTCCTCAAATCCAGCATTGGGGAATGAAGCGGCCCGTGCGGTAGGAATTGCCATAAACATTGACAGCAAAGAAATCGGCAATAGTGCAGCAAGTTGGAAACGAATAATTCGGGTGCTCAACCTATAACGCATGTAACCCCCAGTGAAAAAGACATTCAATTTTACTACACGGCAACTCTTTCTCTAGATAATCAAGTGATGTATTATTGTTGTAACCACACTTACAAAACGGAGTTTAAATGGCTGGCGCTGGAATAAGACTTTTTGCTACTGGAGCAGTATTAAGCGCTGCACAAGTGAACGAATACCTAATGGACCAAACGATTCACAGGTTCAGCACCATAGGCGACCGTTCAAGTGCATACTCTGCTGCTGGCGTGACACTCGCAGAGGGGATGTTTAGTTATCTTGACTCAACCAACAAACTGTACTTTTATACAGGAAGTGCATGGGAAGAGGTTGGCGCTCAAATTGAGGCTGGAGAAGTAACGGACACAGAGGTTTCTGCCACTGCTGGAATCGCCTTGTCCAAGTTGGCATCAGGAACTGCTGGACAGTTGGTGGTTCATAACTCATCTGGTGTTCCAACTGCTACGACAGTCACTGGAGATGTGACTATTACATCTGGCGGAGTTACTGCAATTGCTTCTGGAGTGATTATTGATGCAGATGTGAATGCTTCAGCCGCGATTGCGGATACAAAACTTGCAACTATTGCAACTGCTGGAAAAGTAGATAATTCTGCGACTACCGCTACATCAGCAAATACAAACTTCGCAATTGTCGCCCGCGACTCTTCTGGGAATTTCGCTGCTGGCAAGGCGACATTGGCAACAGTTGATGTAAACACTGTTGTTGAAACTGCAAGCATTGTAGCCTCCGCTTCAACTGGAACAATCAACATTGACTTCAGCACCAACCCAACGGTTTATTACACATCGGACGCCACTGCAAACTGGACTTTAAATGTCCGAGGAACATCAAGCGTGACACTCAATAACACGCTTTCAACTGGGCAGATTGCCACAGTGACATTTCTTGCAACTATTGGGACAACACAGAGAAGGCCAACGGTATTCCAGGTTGACGGTTCTGCAGTAACCCCCAAGTGGATGGGTGGAACCGCTCCAACAACTGGGAACGCAAGTTCAATTGATGCCTACACATTGGCGATTATCAAGACTGGCAATGCTGCGTTCACAATGCTTGCGAGTCAGACAAGATTCGCATAACCACATATGCCTTTCCTGAATCGTATTGGAAGCGGGTCAACTAGCAAGTTTGGGTTCCGCATGGGTTTCGGTCCAGGTGCCCCCACTGCCGTAACAGCAAGCCTTCCATCCACATACGGCAACACAACTGCTTTAGTTAGTTGGACGGCTCCAGTGATTTTGGGAAGTCCTGCATTCCATGATTATGTAATTCAGTATTCAGGTGATAGCGGTTCAACTTGGACGACATTTTCCGACACTGTTTCAACTGGAACATCGGTAACGGTCACTGGTCTGACCAACGGAACCGCCTATGTGTTCAGGGTTGCGGCTGTAAACCTTGTAGCGACTGGACCGTACTCAACAAACTCAAACTCAGTAACACCACTTGCTGGGAAGATTCCGACTCCAACTATTGGCGATATTGCAGAAACTACGAGCAGCATTCCTTGGTGCTATCCAGATTACGCAACATACACGCAAGTCAAAGAAGGCGGACTTTATTACTATGTCTACTTTGATTACAATGTTGCTGAGCCAAACGACACAAACGGCTCATGCCACGGTTGGACTGGTCTTGGAGAGAATGTATACAGAAGCACATATCTAAAACTAACCAGACCAGGCTGGGCGGATTCTGACGCCATATTTATCGCAGAAACAACGAATACGACTCCACCACCGCCGCCGCCAGACCCATGTGCGGGGAACACTTGCTCTCAAGGGGACTTCATTGAACTTAACCCTGCATGCCCAGAAGGAACTCTCGGAGGAATATTCGTTGGAGTTCCATCAATTGCTGGATGTTCATGCGGAAATTACTATGCACCTTGCGAGGTATTCTGCATATTCGGTTGTTGATGATAGGATTGTAGACATGAGCGATATACAACCAGAATTCACACCAAATACCGAACAAATGAACTTCTATGCTTTTGTTGTAGAAAATGAAGTTGGAATGATTTTCCAAGCACATAAAGGAAATGACAGATTGAATTCAATGCTTCAATCTCCATTTGTAGTTGTTCCATTGACGGCAGAGCAAATTGCTTATGTGCGACCAGAATGGGTATACGACGGAACTGATTTCACGAATCCAGCAGGGTGATTTTCAACCATGACTACACCGTGGCAGGAATATAAAAAGAAACTTGGAACAACACGCCCATGGGACGCTGCTGACCCGAGAAACTATACGGATGGCGAAACATCTCATAAGCGCATGTCAATCTGTGAAACTTGCCCAAGTCTCTTAAGGGCGACGCATCAATGCAAAGAGTGTGGTTGCTTTATGAAATTAAAGACCAAACTTAAAAACGCAGAGTGTCCGCTAGGCAAGTGGTAGCAATCACGACAAGTTTCAAGCAAAGTGCTTAACAATTGCAACACTCGCTAAAATCACCCAGCAAATATTGAACCAGATAATCGTCGGCATTGTCTTTATTGTTGATGTGACAATCAACGCGAGGCTTGACGCAATGGCAAAAATATAGAGCCACCACCACTGCTTGCCGAAAATTAGCCCTGGGAAGATGATTGAAATCTTGGTCATAAAAGCCCAAGCCTCAATGACATTCACCTTTGTCCAGTAGTCCCTATTACCCCAGCGACGGGTTACTTCAATAATCTCAGATGGCTTAAGCATCTTTTTACCGTAGCATAATCGCTTCATCATGTGTAGGATTTACGGAGTGAAGCAAGAAACTAGTGTCCAGTTGAGAATCAGGGAGCGTAGTTGCGGAACCTGCACAAAGTGTTGTGACGGCTATCTGAGCGGAGAGGTTCATGGGATTCCAATGTTCCCAGGAAAACCGTGTCATTTTGTAGACATGGATTCTGGATGCTCTATTTATGAAGACAGGCCAGAGCATCCATGTAAATCATTCAGGTGCCAATGGCTTGCCGACCCAAACTTTCCAGAATGGGTAAAACCGAATCTAGTTAATGCAATATTCGTTAACTACAGTATCGGAGAGCATCAATATTTTTCTCTAATAGAAGCAGGCGGAGTTTTAGAAACAGCAACACTGTCATGGGCCGTATCATACATGTCATTGAACAAGTTTAATTTTACTTGGTCATATGATGGTGGGGTTAGCGCAATTGGTTCTGATGAGTTTTTAAAGGCTTATTATGCAGAAGGTGGAAATCGGTAGATAATGTTTTTGGAAAATGAAGACACAGAGAATTACTGGATTAAAAAAGGCTTTGAGACTGATGTTCCTTCGTGGTCTGAAATACTAGAAAACCTCAATTGGTCAGTTGAGAATAAAATGCCACTCACTCATTTCCCGCTTGGATTTTTTGCATCACTTGATGCCTACAGGATTGAAAAAGTAAAACCAGTTTTAGAACGACTGAGCCTAATTGCGGCACATTTATACATCAATGTTGCAACCGATGCAAGCGGATTCGGAATGCATCACGACCATGTTGATGTATTTTATTGGCAAGTTCAAGGAAAAAGTAGGTGGGAAATTGATTGTGGCCCAACATGGGAACTTGAACCTGGTGATTTGGTTTTTATTAGAACTGGAATAGGACACCGTTCAACAGCACTAACCCCAAGGGCTGGCATTTCAATGTCTATTTAGTTTAATTTTGTTGCTCGTTCATTTTGAGCATGTCGTCATTGATGAGGTCAAAATTAAAAGCAATCACCGTTTTTCTAGAACTTGTTGCATTTGGCGCAGACCTATGAAAAATTTGCGCTGGGAATAATACGATGTCTCCCTCTTGGGCAGAAAAAGAATTGATTCCATTGGTAAATGGTTCCACAAATTCTGTGATGTGTAGTTTCTCTGGAGCCTCCAAGTAGTAAATTCCAGCCCAATTAGACCCAGCATGTGGGTGCCAGTCGTGCATGTCGTTAACTTCGTATTGCTGAAACCATAACGCTTGAATTACTGGGTTTGACCAAAATAACTCATTTGGCATGCTTTTCAGAACATCGTTTATTTTTGGCTTTACAAAATCAACCCAAGGGCGATTGTCTTCGGTGTTAACCAAAAGATAGTCATACTTAGTTATTCGCTGGTAACCATCGTCTTCGGATGTATGGGTTTTTGAACCGCGAGGCACATCCGCAATCATGTCAAGAATTGTCTTTTTATTGTCTTGATGATACGGCATTTGCGTGACATAGTAAGCCATTGTCACTGGGTGGGCGTAGGTTACACCTTTAAACATATTTGTTTTCTGACCCTTCCTGTTTTCCATACTTGATTAAGAGTTTTGCTTCTCTTGTTAAACGGCTTTCGTGTATTTCTGGAGAAGATGTTGATGTAATGTGGGGAATTTTAAAGAACCAGTGTTCTGGTTCCGCAAAATGGAAAAAAACCATCTGCACAAAATCCATTGGATTCTTACTTAAAAAATCTTCTCTCCAATGCAGTTCATTTTCACCATCATATAAAACTGCCGAATTGTCCTTGAGTACATACTCTTCACCGTTAATCATGATTCCCCAATCAACACTTGAGGACAATTGATAGTCAATCGTATATGTACAAGCGTTGTCGTCAAGGTGAGGAGGGAGATTAGGGGTTCCGCCATAAATAGGGGAATATTTCGCCGCAAGAAAATATGTTGGTATCGCCGTTGTTGAAAGATGCTCATCGCAAATGCTCTTTAACCGCGCATTCATTTCTGATGAAAGTGGTCTGTACCTTTTGTCTTCTCGTAATCCATTTTTAGCCATTATCCCAGAGACAGACCTATTGAGTTTTCTATCAACCACAAAACCCGATGTATTTATCAAAGACTTCAATTCAGAAATTTGCAGTTCAGAAAACACATTTTCAACAATAATCGGCATATTCTTTATTCTCCGACAATTGTTGGCTTCATTGAACTTGCGGTGTGTGCGTGAATCTTGTTATTCAATGCATATGGGCGATGTAGGTCTGGAACATCACAGATGATGAATGTACTAATCATCCATTTATCATCGGAAACTGGAACACAACCAGCGTGAGGGTGCGTCCACGCTGCAGGGAATATTGCAATATCTCCAGCACGACCCTTGACACGAACATTTTGGTCAGGGAACATTGTTTCCCCGCCTATCTCAATGTCATTCAAGTACATCACCATTCCCAAGATTCGTCCCCGTTCCGAATCCTGTGTCCAAACATCGCCATCAATATGGACTCTATAAAAGCCATCACCCTTAAGATATTTTTGCAACCTGAAACCCGTGTGCCTCGGGTTTGGTGCTGCTCGTAGATGTGGGTATTCCTCTAGGTATAAAGAAATCGCAGTATTTACAGCAGCATCAACTTCGTATGATATTTTCATAAAAGTATTATGCGATGGAAGATTTAATGGGTGCAGTTCGTCGTATGAAAAAGAAAAATCCATTGTGTTCTTTATGTGCTTCTGGACTCCGCCCATTGTCGGACCAACATGAAATAGTTGTTCATACGACTGCTTGCATGCGCTAACCAGTTCCTGGCAGGACTGTCTGCTCACCATTGATTCAGCAACGGCAATGTGCCCTTCTCTGCCAGCAGGAAATTTCAAAACATGCATATTGTTCATTTTTCTTCCTCAACACTGAATTCATGGGTTTCAATCTGGACACCATCAACTCGCACGGAAATTATGTAATCACCAACCGACTTTGCAAGTATTGAAAAAAATACACACCGTGGGTCTTGAATGTTTGTTTGAACATTTGTTTCTTTTTCTTTATGTAAAACAAATAATTCTATTTTTGAAGAATCAATAGTGTCATTTTTATAGTGACCAATAAAGGACTTATTCAAGGCGATTGGGGATTGAGGGATGACCATTACTGGTTGCTCTGGTATAAGTACGAAACCAACTTTGGTTCTATCAAAATCTGCATCTTTTGCAACCTCGGCATACCCAACCATGATTGGCAACGAAAACTCTGAAGCCATTTTTGACGCTTCATCCATAAATGATTCGTCTGGGCAGTAGATGTATCTAAGCATGGGAAAATCCTATCTCAAATTACTCTAATTCCTTGTCTATTCGGTGCTGTTCTTTTTTGTACTTTCCAGCCCATTGTTCATCTCTGTATACCATGCCAAAACCAAGACCGTCAAGAACCCGATGCAGGCTTTCGTCGCCTCGTATAAGTTGCGATTTCTTTATTATTTGAGACCTTTTAAAAGGTATTACATGTAAAAGCGGTGTTCCAGCCTCAACAGTAAAAGCGGATGCTGTCTTAATGTTTAAAACGACATTACAATGATGATACATGTCGGTGTTGACAACTCCGCAAAGAATGTCATACTCGTTCTTTGGTTCCCATTGAGGTTGTATGAAAAGGCAAGACCAGCCTGGTGCGGTTCTAAACAACCACGGATTTGTTAACTTTAGGTAATCGCTATCAGGTAGTCCTTTCACATTACGAATAGGACATTCTCCAGTTTGGCTATTACCAAATTGTTGCCCCTCAACAACAGATTGCTTAAACACATGATGTTTGTCCAAGAATTCAAGTTTTGCTGTTTTGAATACTTCTAGACTTTGGTCTGCTGCGGTGTATCTAGCAGACCACTGGGGGTTGAGTTTTGATATCGGTGGGCGCACTTCCAGATTTGCCCATAACGGAATTGTGTAACCCATCCTCATGTAGTCGCCTAGCCCATAGCACCCACGCAGACCGAAATCTCCAGAAAGAATATTCTTGTACCAGTCTGGGCTTTTCCTATTATTTTGATAAACAGCAATACTTGGATGCCACATTTGGTTATCTATTGGTATTGCTAGTAGTTCTCCGTCTTTTGGAACTGGAACATCTTCGTAGATGTCACCTTTAAATACTGACGGTTTATTTTTTGAAAATAGACGCATGTGGGACCACCTTTACCGTCATCCTACTGGCTGCCAGGTCGGAAAAGGACTTTTGCATTTCTATTCTGGAGCAATATGCATTTAGTTCTGCGGTTGCCGCTTCCTTATTCAGCACGCCCTGACCTTGAGCGACATGCCAGAAGTGTGCGCTAGAAAATAATTCGTATCCACCCTCATGAAATTTTGGAATATCAAAATGATGCGGTGTTCGTTCTTTCCAAAGTTCAAGCAACTCGGCTAATGGCTCGGGTATTTCGGCAGACTGCTGAGATGCCCACATTTCCGAATCCGTTCTATCTGAAATGTAATGCAACGCAATCATTGAAAGAGCGTTATCCATTAGAGCCTTGAATCTTTTGTCATACTGCTTTACCATTGCCACAGAGTCAGGATTGAAAGTTGGAATGAGCGAAGAAATCATTCGCGCTTGAATGATTGATGTTGATATTGATGTTGCCTCAAGTGGCTCAATAAACGAAGAAGCCAGACCAGTGCAGGCAACATTTTTAAATACCTGTGTCTTGTAATATCCAGATTTCCATTTAATTATTCTTGGTTCAATATCTTCCCCATGAATTTCTTTTATTTCTTTAACCGCTTGTTCATCTGAGCAGAAATCAGAAGAGTAAATGTACCCATTTCCACGGCGGCTCTGTGTTGGTATTTCAAACATCCACCCACTTGGCATTGCTCTTGCTCTTGTGTACGGTCTAATTTGACCGTCTTCTTGGCGTGGTGTTGGGAAAACAGCAGACCTATCGCATGGCAAATATTTCCTGTAACTAATAAATTCATCATCTGGAAGAACTTTGCCCATAATTGCCCGAGAAAAACCAGTTGCATCAACAATAAAATCCGTGTCAGTGATTGTTCGGTTATCGTTTAAATTTATTGATTCAACCCAACCAGTTTCTGTATTTTGCGATACGGACAGAATTTCCCCTTCAATAAACATGACTCCCCTACTGCTCGCAATATCAGTTAGGTAGTTATTGAGTTTGAATGTGTCAAAGTGAAACTGATTTGTATGGTTATGAATTTCCTCTATTGACCCGTCCACCACCATATTGTCGTGCAGGTGGTGTGATGTTACATTTGTTAAAAGCATTGAATTTTCAAGTGCATACGAGTAGTTCCCGTAATAACCATTTATTGCAATTGGCTCAAGTGAAATGCTGTGAAAGTAGCGCGGCGTATGCTTTGTCCAGTTTTCGTAATAGATGCCGTACTTGTGTGTTGCATCACACCTATTGACCATCTCCAACTTATTCATGCCCGATTGCTCGCAGAATTGACGCCAATGCTCTGTGGAGCCTTCGCCAACACCAATAATTCCTATTTTTTCAGAAGAAACTACAACAATGTCAAATTTAGGAAATACATTCCTCAAATAAATTGCCGTTATTAGACCTGCCGTGCCAGAACCGCAAACTACTATTTTTTTCATGTTCACTTAAACCATGTGACCATTGAGTATTTGATTTCTTCACTGTTTTCACCTGTTGGTTTTGCATAGTGATAGAAAGGAAAATTTGAAGGGAACGCTACTACGGTTCCAGCCCTTGGCTTTATTTCAACTTCCTGAAAAGGAAAAACCAACTCTCCGCCATCTTCAACATCATTTAAAAACGCAACAATACTAAAAACTCTTCCATTATCTTCATGATGGTCCACATGGCCCTTATATTCCGCTCCACGACCATATTTCAAAAGACCATAGCCTTCGTTTTGTGAAACATGAATATTAAACGCATTTCTGTAGTGCCAAATGCATTCTTCTAATTTTTTATTGATTGAAGCCATTTCCTGAATTAATGGTTTCATTCTTTCAACTTGGCATTCTTCAATTGGAACAAACAATTGATTGAGACTCATATTGAGGTTTGACCGATGCTCACTAATGACGCGCTCTTTATCCCCGCCCGTAGATGCTTTTGTCCATTGAAGATAACCCCAGTCCTGACGCGATTCTTCTTCAACCATTGAGATGAAGTTTGGGCTTCTGAAGGCTTTTGTATACTCAAGAATAAATTGCTGATGCGTGATTAGTTCCATGGGCAAATCCTACATTATTTAGTGGATGTCCTTGAGCAGCGTTGATGGATTGGCTGATTCCGTTATTGACTGACTCAAAACAACAACCGCACCAACTTGACCAGTGTCTCCAGTCGCTCCTGGGTTTCCAGCAGTTCCTGGATTTCCAGTTCCAGCGGCACCACCAGGGTATGTTGCGTTATGGGTCGTTGGGTTTGTTCCCGTCGTAGGAGTTCCTGGCGCCTGTGCATGACCATGATGCGCAGGGTTCACTCCAGTGGTATCTGGGTTGGCATGCGAAAACGGCGTTCCAATATGGTGAACTGGCGTAATGTGGTAATGGCTATTGTGCGTGTAATGCCCGATTTGCGCTCTTGCCGCATTATGCCCTTGAGCATGGTTCGCATTTGAGGGTCTATGGTGCGCAGCCACATGCGCAGCAGCCTGTTTCGGTGCTGTATTTCTTGCAGGCGCGTGGTGAGCAGAGTTATGAGCAGCAGCGTTATGTCCAGAAACATAATGGAATGGGTTTCCAGGTGCGTGGAATGGATACGGAGCAGCGATGTTTCCTACTACGGCATGACCAGCGACAGGTGGGTTGTGACCACTTGTTGGAGGATTGGTATGAGAAAACGGGTTTCCTGGATTATGAACTCCGTGATGCACTGGAGGGTTCGCGTGAGAAAACGGGTTTCCTGGTACGGTGGTTCCTGGAGATGTGGTTCCAGCATTTCCCGCAGTGCCTGGGTTTCCAGGATTACCTGGGTTTCCAGCGGCTCCAGTGGTTCCTTCTGAGAGAAATGTTCCAGAACCAGTAACAGTTTTCGCCAAGATGAGGACCATGCCACCGCCCTGACCACCTGCACCACCAGTTCCACCAGTTCCACCAGTTCCTGCTGTTCCAGGGTTTCCAGCAGTTGAGCCTCCACCACTGTCCGCTCCACCTGGGTTCGCTGTTCCAGCAGAGCCAGGATTTCCTGCCGCTCCAGTAGCGCCTACGGCACCAGCAAAGATGCGTTCTAATTGTGCGCCAACAGTTCGTGAACCAGAAATAAGTTCGTCAAAGTTAGTAATTTGCGAAACAGTGATTGCTCCGCCAATTGCGTTGGCTGAGTTATAAGAGATGTTCCCATCATTTCTTGTAAGCACCGTTCCAGCAAGTACGGATGTTGTTTGCGATGTTCCAATCGGCATTCCGATTGTTCCGTTATTTATCAGCGTTTCTTTTACAAATATCTTAAAACCATTAGTAAATAGAGTCGCCCCAGAGTTTACGGTGAGGTTCGTAAAATAAAAATCTCTTGTTAGATGGGTGACTCCAGAAGAGTAGACAATGCTTCCGTCTTGACCAGAGCCGAAGAGTTTATTGAGTTTTGCCTGATAAGCATCGGTTGTCGGATTTAGCAATCCAGATAGTTTTTTGATAACCATTTTTATCCAACCTGTAGGTAAATTGAGGTGCCATTTGACGCACCAGATGCTCCTGTTACATCTATAGTTATACCAGGTTGCATCACATTCCCAGACGAGATGACGATAACAACACCTCCGCCACCCCCAGCGCTAGTGCCTGATGTGGTTGCCGAGATAAACGATGTTGACACCGATGCTGCTATGTACCGTGCGGCGAGGATGACCACGCCGCCGCCAGGTCCACCAGTTCCGCCTGCTCCCCCACGAAGAAAGGTCGGAGTTGTTGATGATGCTGAAACAGCCCAACCCCTGACTGCCTGCATCGCGTAATAGTAGTAAGCCGTACCACCCAGCACCGCCGCAGGGGCAGTGGCTGTCTGCGTAGCCGAGTTTCCACCGAGACTATGGGTGACGCTTGTGTTGGTTGCTCCGCCCTGTGCTATTGAGCCAGCAGTAGAAAAGCCAGCCGTGTAACCAATGCGCGAGCCAGAGTGCATAGTCAAAGTATCTCTTACGAAAATCCTGTAGCCATTTGGGTTTAAAACTATACCGCTATTAATGGTTAGGTTTGCATACTGCATATCAGACGACAGAGATGTATTGGTGGAAATAATCACATCTCCGTCAATACCAGAACCATAAATAGGGTCTGGAGTATTGAGGAGAGAAACTGATTTGGTAAAGATGTCAGAGAGTGACGAAGTGCCTTCGGCGGTTGAGACATTCGTTCTGTTCATCCGAACAAACGATGCCATTACGACTCCTCAATACCGTTGATGATTATGTTAATGCTGGTGTTTGCACCAGCGCTGCCAATAATCTGGTCACTGTTTGAGGCGTTTGCCGTTCCACCGTTGTTATTCAAGACCAAGTTTGTTGAAATCATAACTGTTTCGTTAGCAGCCAGTGAAAGTTGGTTGACAAAGTTATGAACAGATGTCTGCGAGACGCCCGCTGGCTTGCACGCAAGAGTAACTGTTGTCGCGCCAGCGGTGATATTGCACAGCATAATTTGCTTTACAATTGTTGTGACACCAAGTGGAACAGTGTACAAAACAGTCGTGGTGGTGGTCGTAAGGGCAGATGGACCAGCAATTCGTTTTTGTAACAAACCCATTATAAAACCTCCATAAAAGAAAGAACTCGCATATCCCTGATGACTGGGCTTGAAACCCAATCTACACCGTCGTAACTAAGGACTTCTCCACTTACGGCGCCAGCAACATCAATGTCAGTAAGGGAGGACAGTTGTCCGATTGTTGATGACCATTCCATCTTTTCGTTTGCCGCAGTGTTTACTTTGAGGAACTGACCATTTGTTCCGATTGGTAAAATTGCTGGTGTGTCATTTGATGTCGCAACAATCAAGTCTCCAGCAGCGTTCATGATTGTTGGCTTGATTGCCGCTGTTGCCGCTAACTGCGAAGCAGAGATTGTCCCAGTACCGATAGTTGTTGGAGCATATGAAACAAGAAGGCTCCATGCGGTTCCGTCGTACTCCCAGACTCTTCCACCAGAAGAGTGCTGAGTACCAGCGCTAGGCGAGTTTGGAAAATCAATTGCTGGCATATTAAGCCTGAGCCTCTTTCCATGAGAGTCGTCCGAACACGGAAACCGAAGTGGCACCAAGGTTGGTCACCATGATGTGGAGGGTGTCTGGACCGTCTGGGTAGAAACCAGTCTGTGTCGTTGTTCCACCACCGCCGAGAACCGAGTTTCCTAGGTCTCGCACTTGACTGAGGTCAATGGAGTTTGCTCCAGTACCTACGAAGAAACCTCCAGTTACTTCACCGCCAGAAATTGTCGTTGCTCCAGCAGTTGTATAGTCTGCAATTTGAGCAAGGCTTGATGTTGGTGAGGCTACAGCCGTAAATGTTCTGTTCTGCGACGGCACGCCGTTAAGAACGGCAGTTACAAGCAAGTTTGCGTTTGATGTAGTTGTAGTTACATCCAATGCGTTGAGAATCAACTGCATTCTGTTGATAAGTTCTCGCTGACCAAAAACGCCAACCTGTCCGTTATCAACTGATGGAGCAACACGAATGCAAAATAGCGCGTTGGTTGAGCCACCAGTAATAACCGTAGCCGTTCTCTGACCATAGGTGAAGATAAGCGACTTATCGTCATCGTAACGACCATCCATGATTACCGAAGTACCCCAGTGAGAGATTGCTGGAGCATATGTGGGGTAGGCGTATTTAACCTGAATCGGGTTGGTGGCTGAGTAGGTAAATTCGGTTCCAGATGTCAAACCCATCGGAGCGATGATTGCAGTCGGGTTTGTTGAAGTCAAAGCCTGACTGAGCGTGATTGATGTCCCTGAATTAATGATTGAGATATATGTTCCATCTGGTGCACCAGAAGAAATTACTCTCATTCCAACTTGCATGTTGGCTGAAGATGTAACAGTCACATTATTTGTTCCAGAGGCACCAGTAAGTGTCACCCCAGTTGCGCCAGCCTTTGCTCTTACACAACCAGTAAAGGATGTTGCTGTGATTCCAGTGTAGTTAATAAATTCATAACCAGTTGATGCTCGCGCAAGCGTTAATGTTCCAGATGTTGGAAACCCAGCCGTACTTGCCACATTTACGGTTGTGTCTGCTGAACCGATTGTTGCTGTTGCGTATGTCGTGAACGGCTCTGTAATCGTCTCGTAGCGACCTGGAAGGTTTCCAGAGCGCATGTACGCTTCGGCGTTCACATTGTTATTCACCATTTTGTGGCAATAGAGAACCTCGCCATTTTTGGCACGCATTCCCCAGCGGACAGAACCTGCTCCGTACCACGAGTAGTCAATGTAGAACATCTGCATTTTGCGCAAGTCAACATTGAAACCAGATTTTCCAGTTCCATCAAACTTATCAATATTCCACTCGCTTTGAGGGATTCTCTCATCATGGGTCATTGTCAATTGGGAGTTGATAATGCTTGCTCCGCGATATGCAGGGCTAATCGTCATTGAGGTATCGCTTGCGATGTCCGTTACGCGGTAAGAAACTCCGCGAATTACGATGTACTCTCCAACTGTCAATTGCTTGGCGAAGAATGTTGGGTAAGCAGAACTTGTCTGGGTTACCGTGCAACTACCTTCTGTTGCGCTGATTTTTCCAGCAATTTGGAAAGTTGACGACCTGCGAACCGCAAATAGCGTTGTTCCATCAAATTCAAAAAATACACCGTTTTGTGAGTCAAACATTCCGAGCCTGTTGACACATCCATACCAGTTTGAAACCGTGCAATAGTATGAACCTGATGCCACTGCTGCGCTAGGCGTAGTCAGCGGGGTGTAGGTGAATGTGTTGTAACCAGTAATGGTGTAAACCGAGAATGTTCCGTTGTAACCTTCTTCATTTGCATCGTAAATATCAATTTGCGAACCTGGTAAAAGGTTGTGGCGCTCTTTGGTTTGCACCGTGACAATGCCAGTTCCAGAACTATAGGACAAAGCATCCAGTTGAAGAGATGGTTTTAGGACTGTTCCAGAACTAATCTGGATACCTTTTCCTGATTGATATCGGAAGTAACGGCGTGTCTGGCGAATAGCCGACTGGTGATTTGATTGACTGTTGCTGGAGAAAATAACACCGCCGTCAAATGGGCGATGAAGGAACGAGCCTTGTGGTTGTGGGTAAACCGCCGCGGAACTAAAACCAATCGTTCCAGTTGGTTCTGCGTTTGCGTAGTAGATAAACGAGGTTGAAGAAACAATTGTTGAAACCGTGAATGAGCCGTTTGGTGCGTTTGTTGACGCAGTTAGACCGCGAATACCGACTTCGTTTCCAAGTGAAAGTCCGTGTGGAACTGTCGTTACAACAGTAACCGCTGTTCCTGAGTAAGTCACATTGGTGGGCGCACCTCCAATTTGTGCGCCAGTATAAATGTTTCCGACATAAATGATGGTTTTGTTGCTATCAAAGATGTTTGTTAAACTTGAAGTGTTTACGGCATTTGATGTAAATGTTGATTGAGTAGAGCCGTTTGTTGTCTCAACAAGGAAGTTTCCGTTTGAAATTGGGAGAAAGCAGTCCTGCACAGAGATTGCAGTTCCTACTGCTGGAGCAGCAGACGAGAAAGTCATTGTTACAGTCTTTGAGCCTGTGTTCTGGGTCATTCCAGTCAGAGTTGTGATTGGAGACTGGGTGTTGAACACGAATGGTCGGTTGTCTGTTAAGGCAACATTCTCCCACTTTGTAATCTGCGTTCCATATTCAAAGTCGGTGTCAATCAGTGCCTGACCAGTTGAAACCCTAAATTTTTGTACTGGGTCAGTGAGGTTTTCTGTTCCCTCAAATTGAGAATCGGTTAACGGTAATTTGTTAATACTCATTATGCAATCTCCATGCCAGAAATGTGGAAAACGACACTTGACGCGGTTGTAGCACCGCCAGTGATGGTGTTGCTGGCGGTCAGAACTTGCTTCAAGTCAAAGGTGACGATTCCTCGCGCCTCAATTGCAATTTGCGAACAGTACGCAAATCCAGCAAAACCAATGCTAAATGTGGTAGCAGAGTCGGAGGCATTGGTTGCGACGATATGCGTGACAACCGTAGTCGTTGACGATGGAACCGTATATAGCACGGTTGCAAGGTTGGTCGTTGCCGTACCCCTGAAAAGTCTTTTTGCTGTGTTAGCCATCAATCACTCCATTTACCTAGAAGGCACCCATAATCATAGCAGTTTCCACATCTACGGTAACTAGTGCTGAAGATGCCCATTTTACACCTGTCGCCTGTGCCGAGTCCGCAACAAGAACTGAATTGTCGGAACCAACAGACAACTTTGAGATTGTGTTATCTGCCGTGCCAACAAGCAAGTCGCCCTTTGCGTCAACGGTGTTAAGGACTGTATTAATACCAATTTCAACCCATGCTCCGTCGTAATAGACATACGAAACACTCGTTGTGGTATTAAACCAGACCTGCCCAGTCACTGGGCTTGCTGGTGCAGTGCTTGATGTGGATATGGTTACACCAGAAGCACCAACTTCAATCCAGAAAGAGTCGTAATAGACATATGTTGCAGCAGTATCGGAGTCAAACCACAACTGTCCTGACTGTGGCGAAGATGGAGCACTAGCCGAAATCGTTGCCCCACCGTTAATCGTTGCGTTGACCCAGTTGGTGCCATTCCATTGCAGAACCTGACCAGTTGACGAGGATGTGATAACAACATCGCCGACATCGTCAAGAACGCTTACGGATGGGATTGTTGCTGGTGCCCAACTATCAGTTCCAGATGCGTACTGAAGGAATTGACCGTTTGTGGCACCAGCGGTTGAAACATCTGCAAGGTCATTTAGTTCGGAAGAAGTTGTCAGTGCATCTGTGATTCCATAGCCAGAAACAGTGGTTGGAGCCGTTCCAGAGGTAACGCGACCATAGGTGTCAACAGTTACCGACCTATATGTTCCTGCTGTTGCTACTCCAGAAGCAAGGTCAATGCTGTCTGCGTTTACGACAATTCTTCCGCTATCAGCAGTAACAACATCAACGGTATTACCCGTTTTCGTAAGACCAGCGCCAGCGATGGTTGTCTGAGCGGCGTTGAATGTCGTGTATGTAATGTCGTCGGTGCCAATAGCGATTGGATTGGTTGGAGAGGTGTTAATGAAACCAAACCCACCGTTTAGCAATCCGTTTTGAACAAATACGAACTTGCCGTACTTTATTTCGGTGTTTGTATCAGCGTCTGTCGGTCTAGTTAGAACAAATGCCACGCTTCCGCTTCCAAGCGTTGTTACTTCGTAGATACCATTTTGCAAAGCCGAGGCTTGGTTTTTTACAAGAATTCTGTCGCCCAAACTAACTGCATATCCGTCAATTGAGCCAATTGCGCCATTTGATGATTTGGTTAATGTCGCACCAACCCCACTACTTCCGTTGCTGTAAGTGACAGCAGGAAGCGCTGCGGTTGTAGATACCTGAACAGCCGTATCAAATGTAATTCCAGCAGCAACATTATCTACATACTGCTTTGTGGCAGCCTGTAGAGCAAGCGCTGGGTCTGATGGCAGTGTTACCGAACCAGTAAATGTTGGGTTTGCTGTTGGCGCCTTGGTGTCAATCTGTGTTTGGATTGCTGAAGTTACACCGTCAACATAATTCAACTCAGTGGTCGTAAGTGTTGCCCCATCAAGGATGTTGATTTCAGAAGCACTTGCCAGAACGCCGTCAAGAATGTTTAGTTCAGCAGTGGTTGAAGTCCATCAAGAACATTCAGTTCCGCTGCCGTTGAGGTAACGCCATCAAGAATATTGATTTCAGCGGTTGTGGCAGTGACTCCATCCAAAAGGTTTAGTTCTGTAACACTTGAAGTCAATGAGGTAATGTCACCGACTACTATTCCAGTATTAACCCACTGCGTACCATCCCACTTCAAATATTGCCCAGAAGCAACAGATGAAATTACGACATCTCCGACATTGTTTAAAAACTGAATTGCGGAGTTGGCTGCTGCTGATGCCGAAGCATCCGCATAGGCGGTGGTTGCAATTTTTGTTGAGTTATCAGCAGCCAATGCAGTTGGGGCAGTTGGTGTCCCAGTAAGCGCAGGGCTGGCGAGTGGTGCCTTGCTGTTCAACTGAGTCTGAATTGACGAAGTGACTCCGTCAACATAGTTAAGTTCAGTTGTAGTTAGGGTTGCTCCGTCAAGAATATTAACTTCTGCGCCAGATGCCGTGACACCGTCAGTAAGGTCAGCCAACGCATAAGTGAGGGCATTCGCCGCGCCAATTGCGTTTGCTTCTGCCGTATTCGCGGCACCAAGGGCAAATGCCGTTGTTGCAATTTGTGTTGTATTGGTATTCGCTGGAGCAGTCGGAGCGGCTGGAGTTCCAGTCAGAGTCGGACTTGCGAGATTTGCCTTGAGGTCTAGCGCAGTTTGACCAGCAGTTGAAACTGGCTTGTTCGCGTCAGATGTGTTGTCCACATTTCCAAGACCAACCATTGATTTTGAAATTCCAGAGACAGTTCCAGTAAATGTCGGTCCTGCCAACTTTGCATATCCTTGACCAACCACATAGGCAGTTGTTGCAATTCTTGTTGAGTTATCGTCAACTGCTGGAGTCGTTGATGCTGGAGAGCCAGTGAGAGTTGCGTCTGCAAGTGGTGCTTTGAAACTTAAAGAAGTAGCAATTGATGTAGCAAATGATGCATCATCATTTAACGCATCAGCCAATTCTCCAAGAGTGTTAAGTGCCGCACCAGCATCACCAATAAGGGCTGTAATTGCGGCATCAGTGTAAGCGGTTGTTGCTACCTGGGTTGAGTTTGTACCTGGCGTGGCAGTAGGTGCTGTCGGCGTTCCAGTTAATGCAGGACTAGCAAGTGGAGCCTTGTCGTTCAACTGTGTTTGAATTGCCGATGTTACGCCATCCACATAGTTGAGTTCGGTTGTTGAAAGTGTTGCGCCGTCAAGAATATTTATTTCAGAAGCAGTCGCGGTGACGCTGGTAAGGTCGGTTGGTGCGATTGAAATATTTGCTGAACCGTCAAATGATTGACCAGCAATCGTTCGTGCCGTAGCAAGAGTCGTCGCTGTTGATGCGTTCCCAGATAACGCCGCAGTGATTGTTCCAGCAGTAAAGTTCCCAGAAGCGTCTCGCGCAACAATTGCGCTTGCAGTGTTGTTGTTGGTTGCCGTAGTCGCTGAGTTTGAAACTTTACCAGCAGTAGAAATGGTTTCAAGTTTGGTGTCAACGATTCCAGCAGTAGCACTAATGTCACCGTTGGTAATCGTTCCATCAGCAATCATTGTGCTTGTGACGGTTCCAGAATCAGCACTCGTAATGATGTTTCCGTATACTGTTCCGTCGTTGGTCAAGTCCCATTTATCCGCTGTTTCATTCCAGCGGACGAGAACATTCGCGGAATCTCCGCGCTCAATCTCTATTCCAGCAGAAACACTCGGAGTTCCAGTAACATTTGAGTTTAGAACGACAACATTGTCCTCAATGTTAATGTTGTTTGTATTAAATGTGGTGGTTGTTCCATTAACCGTGAGGTCTCCGCCAATTGTCACATTTCCAGTTGTTTGAACAGTTGCAAAAGATACATCAGATGTGGTGGCAACTGCTTGACCAATAGCAATCGTTGGAGACGAGCCTTCTGATGGGGTGTGAGTTACGGTGACACCAGTTCCAGCAGTGATGTCGTTAACATAATTACCTGTTGTGTCAGTTCCCAGGTTGATTTGGTCATTAACCCAAAGCGTTCCGTTGTACTTGAGGAAATCACCTGATGTTTTATCAACGATAGAAACATCGTGCAATTCGTCTAATTCGTATCCATTTTGCGTTGCTACATAGACAATGCCGTTTTCTGTAGCACGGACTACTACACCAACAAATACAAGATGTTCTGGTGCTGTTGGCTTCGTCTTAGTGAAAGGGTTGTTGCTTCTGCGTTACGGACATAGGTAACAACAGAGGCGTATTGGTTTACGAAAGAAGACCCGTCATATACAAGTGATTGAAACTCTTGAGGACTTGTGATAGTTACATCGGAAATATTGTCCAATGAAGCACTGATTGAAACAGTCGGGGTTGCGCCCTCACCAGAGTTATTGGTAACAGAAATACCAGTTCCAGCGACTAGCGATGCTACATAATCACCAGTTGTGTCTGTGCCAAGAGCAATATTTCCATTAGTTGCAATTACTGAATATGCTGAACCGTCATTGGTGGTTTCCCACTTGTCGGTGGCTTCGTTCCAGCGGAGAGAAACATTTGTGGATGTTCCACGCTCAACTTCTACCCCTGCGTTCGTACTTGGGGAACCCGTAACTCCAGAGTTAAGGACAATAATGTTGTCTTCAACTGCGAGCGTTTCGGTGTTTAGGGTGGTTGTTGTTCCGTTGACCGTGAGGTTGCCGTCAACTGTTACATCATTGAACTGCACATTGGATGCCGTGCCAACAGCCTGACCAATGGCAATTGTTGGGGTTGCACCTTCGCCAGTATTATTGGTAAGGGTTACTCCAGTGCCAGCAACGAGTGATTCAACATATGAACCAATTGTGTCGGTAGCAAGATTTACTGCATCGTTAATCCATGCGCTACCGTTCCAGCGAAGGAAGTCGCCGTTTGCAGCACTTGTAATGGTTACATCTGACAGGGCGTCAAGAGACGCGCTTCCAAGGTTGGCGTTTGAATAGCCGAGACTAGTCCACGCTGTAGAGCCATTACCAATTTTGAATTTACCAGTGTCTGTTTCGTATCCAATTTCACCAGAAAAAAGAGTTGGGTTAGCAGAAGTCCATGAAGCAGCAGTGGAACGCTTTAATTGAATCTTAACGCTCATTACACTGTTCCTCCGTCATACACCGCTTCAATCATATTTGTAAGTTCTGCTTCAAAAATCTCGGTAAATGATGTCCCACCGTCAATATCATAAACAGCAGAAGCGTTGTCCTGATTGACCCACGCTGAACCATTATAGACCAATACTTGCCCACTGGTTGGCGTGGTGATAACAACATCAGAAATGTCGTTGATTGACCCAATCTCTACAGATACTTGAATCCATTGACCACCAGAGCGGTAGTAGAAGGCGTTGTTCTGCGTGTCCACAGCAAGTGCGCCATCAGCGATTCCAACAGTTGGTGCGCCAGTTGTGGTCAGCGTGACAACACCAGATAATGCCTGAAACACATCATCTGTTTTTAGGACATTCGCACTGTCGCGGTAAAGGGTTGTGTCGCCAGTTGCCGTGCCAGAAGCCCATGTGATTCTTCCGCCTGCATCAATGCGGATTCGTGGGTAAGCATCAGTGCCAACACGGGCAGACACTGCCTCGTCGCCAGCATTAGCGAACTCTATTCCGCGTAGCGGAGTTCCCACAAATCTTGTCATTGATACAGCCTCAACTGTTTCTTATGTATTTGACCCCTCGGGGTCTATGTTTTAACCGATTACAACAACTGTATATGCACTTGACGATGGGGCAACCGAGAACGAAATCGTTACGGTATTAGCATCTGTCCTTACGGTGTCAGCAATTACGGTGTCATAGTTGCTTGAATCGTAAACCTGAATCATTACTTCGCGAGTATTGAAGGCATGAACAAGAGTAAATGATGTGTCTACGCCGTTGCCTACTGCTTTTGTAACTTTTCGTGTAAGCGATGGGGTGGATACTCCAGCACCCTGAGTTCCGCCAGCGGCAAGGTTCGTCCGTGCAGTCGCTTCTGTGCTTGCGTTGGTACCGCCGTTTGCAATCGGCAGTTGTCCAGTTACGGCAGCAGATTGAGCAAGGTTTACAGCACCGAAGGCAGGAACTCCACCAGAGCCAGCCTGAAGTACTTGGTACTCAGTCCCAGCGGCAGTTACATCAAGTGCGCTTGTTCCGTTACCATAAACAACGCCGTTGTCGGTAAACGACTCAACTCCAGTACCACCAGCAGTCACCGCAACCGTTGTTGCGTCCCAAGTACCAGTAGTAACCGTTCCAAGTGTTGTGATTGTTGATTGACCAACATATGTTGACGCAATGTCTACAGAATCAGCATTAACTGTAATGCGGTCTGCTGTACCAACTACATCAATCGTGTTTCCGCTCTTTGTGAGACCAGCGCCAGCAATAACTTGACCAGCACCTGAGAACTGAACAAAAGTTAACCCTGTTGTTCCAAGAGTAATTGCGTCGTTTGTTGTGAGAACAAAACCGTTGTCTCCGTTTACCGTACCTTCAGCAACGAAGGTGAACATTCCTGTGGTGACTTTTGCTGATGTGTCGGCGTCAGGTGCACGAGAAGCCGCACCCGCACCAGAAGCAACCACTACATAAATACCGTTTTCAGATGCCGTGCTCTGGTTTTTGAGAAGAACGCGGTCGCCTTCAGCAAGTGTGACTCCATCAATAATGTCGCCTGCTTCAAGTGCCGAAGCGATTGCCACTGGAGCAACAGAGGCAACTCTTACTGATGCCTTGACATCAAGACCTTGACGAGCAGCGTCTACATAACCCTTGGTGGCAATGTGAGCATTATCTGTTGGGTCGGCAACTTTTGCGTTACCGTTTGCATCTCTTTTAACGAGTTTGCTGGCGGTTGCGTCATCTGTTGCATCTGTGAGCATCTGCCACATTGCGGCTGGCATAAGACCAGCACTATCCGTATCAGCCAAATTAAGAGTCAGAGTTACGGTGCCATTAGACTCGCTTATGGTTAGCGCATCAGTGTGTGAACCACCAGCAGAAAGGGTGTGCGGCAAAGACTTCCAAGCACTACCTGTATACACCTTGACGGTGTCTGTGGTGGTGTTGTAGATAAGGCGACCCTCAAAGTTGCCACTTGATGGGTCGGTAGCCAACTTCTCAAAAGTTACATTGAGGAGTTGATTTTGATTGATATCAAGATTTGTAACAAATTTCATTGCCATGAGTAATCCTTAAGTGAGGTAGGCATATCCAGAGAACGCAGAACTAAAGTTTACTACAATTTGTTCGTTGCTTACATATGAAATGTCGCCAACAACGACGCTTTTTCCCGAATCCACGACCATGACCGATGGATATCCTCCAAGGGTATGGTTTATAGTCCATACTGAAGAAGCGCTTCCTTGAGTATGTATGTGACGGCGAATTATTGCTCTAGGAGTGGCGGTGATGGTTACTAGACTTGGGACCTCTTCGTCAACATTTACATCAATGACCAGGTCTTCAACGATGACCTGGTTTGGCACGGAGTTGACTGCTGTCATCGCGTCACCTCGGCAGACAGGCGCCATTGACCCTGCAGAACCCTGCTTACTACTCCAGTGCCAGAAATTATTTCCAGGTCGTAGACGCCAGAACTCGTAAGAAGCGCTGTATCTTCGGCGCTTATAAATAATTCTATTGTTCCGTCTTCTCCACCCAAACTAATGCTTCCATCATCTGTTGAGAGTTCCAAAAGAGCAGAGGGTGAGTCAACCGTACGCCGCACCTGCATCCGTGCCTCGTATCCCGACAAGTCGTACAGCAAGTAAGTTGGGTCTGCTGGAGGGGATTCTGGGTCTGGGTAGCGCATTGTTATCATGCGCGTAAAAGTTGACCCCTGCTGACAAGTTATGTTGTAAGTTCCTGCAAGCATAGATGCGCGCTCCTAAATTTCCCGCGCCCCAATTGTAAGCCAATACTGCCATTGCTGGCAGCAGGAATGACTACAAGACGCTTGAGGAATCCTTATTTGGTCCAACCTTCTTCAGGCCCATGCTCATCGCAATGGACGCCGCCAGGGCGACGACTCCAACCTTCAAGGTCGCCGAGTCAACAAGAGCGTCAAAATCTGAACCAGCAGCAATCCATGCACCTAGATAGGCGGTGATGAATGTTTTTAAAGCCTGCTCAATTGACTCTTTAATGAATTTAGTGCTCATGAGTTCTCCATTTCTTCTAAAACAATTTTACCATTGTTTAAGCACCAGAACCAAGAACGGAATAGTCAAGTACCGCATATTCTTCGCTATCAAGAATTAGCGGCAATTCAGTAAATACTTCGTGGTTCAATGCAAAACCGAGTGGCCTTGTCAACTCCGCAAATGCCAAAACTTCCTGACTCGTGTCTCCAGGATTAGTGACCCCAGGCGTTTCGTCTGTAAGTGTGTAGACATTTACCGTAAATGATGTTCCTCCTGGGAATATATAAACAACTTTATTCCCAGTCAAAATCTGCTTAACCGTATTTGTTAGTGCTTCTCTTGTTCCAGCCTCGCGTCCAAAGTATGCATTATTGAGTTGCCAACGAGCAAATTCATCTGAGTCTGCAACTAGTTCATTCCCGCTGTATGTAATGCTTTTTACCAATTTTGCGCCAATAAATTGTGCAAGCCAAGTTTGATATTCGCTATTTACATAATCTGCGTCAACCAAAATGCTGCTTGCCCACGGCGTGGAGTTGCCAAATTGAGCAGATATTTCACTTTGTGAAAACCTGTAAAAATTTGAAGACATTTGGCTTGCTATTCCAGCATAATATGTCAACGCATGAATCATTTTGAAATAAGGGTATTGCGGATAAGACTGCTCTTTATCCATGTCCCACATAAATGATGGAAGATTTCTTCTTGCGTTTTGAACAAATGGGTTATTGTAAAAACCACCATCGTTAACCAAAACTGGAAGTGTCAAATACATTTTTGAACCGCTATGTCCAGTCACGCTTATGGAAACTGAAAATTCCGATGGATTAGTGCTGGAAACGGATAGTTGGCTAGACCATATGGTTGACCAACTCCCAGGAAAGGTTTCTGTTGAGTGAGTTGATGATGAGCCATTTTCGTCAGTCAACAGGGTCGCAGCAATTACTTTTCTTTCGCACTTAACCCGTGCATGAAATTGAACCAAATTGTTTTCAAGAATTTCGGATGAGACCGTAAAATTGTTTAACTCAATAACAACTGGGAGGTGCTCTTCTACTGGAAGTATCTCAAAAGAATATTGCAGTGGGTGTATGTACTCACCAGAGACAACGGAAACAACCGCATTCGTAAATGTCCACCCATGTGAATAATTGGTTGGGCTAACATTTTGCAGAATGTTATCGTTGGACAGGATTCTTGATTCAAGCCTGTTGTTTTGGGAAATTAAATTATTTGTAATTTGCTGGTACGCCATACTAATTCACATAAGCCTCTAGAGTAAGCGAGATACTCTCTTCGGTTAATTGCAGCAGAGTCCCCTTCTTGTCGTAGAGAAGGTCGCTTCCGCTTACTCCGCTCCATCCAGGAAGGGTTACTGTAGCCGTTCCCCCAGAACCATATGTTCCACTCGCTCCGCCAGAAGCACCAACAGTGAAGTTTGTTGCAGTTCTAGCCGTAATCACTTTGTTGGAAATGTTCAATCCGCTTGGAGTTATTCCAGTAACGGTGACAGTTTGACCAACGGTAAAATTATTGTTTGCCGTGTATGTCACACTTGCGCCAGAAACCACAGCGTTGGTTATTGTTGCTGTACTCGTGAACCCGATGCTAAGTGAAGACACATGCACAACTTGAGAGTTTATTTGTATTGCATTTAATACGCTGTTATAGCGCAATTTTTCTTCAGTGTACTGACAATTCAACGGACTGAAAATTTCAACCATGTTCCCAATAATTTGAGGCGCTAATTCCTCTACGGTTGTGTCAAGAAGCGATTTTGACCATACGCATAAATGGTGACATACCCAGGAACCGATGCTTCCTCAACATCAAGCAGACCAGTAGAGTCGGTCAAGTCGTATACCCTTGCCCGCGTAATCAAGTCTGGGTATGCAGAAAGCAAAAAACTTTGAAGTTGATTTTTGGTTGCATGCGCACGGGATAGCGACTCTATGTATGTGGTTGCACGAGACAAAAAGTCACTTGTTGATTCCATGCTTGTGCCATTAGTGAAATCACCACTGCATTTAGCGGAATAAATTGATTGGTCATAGGACAAAACAACCAAATTATCGTCCACGCTTACATCTGGCACCAGACCAATCGTCACCGATGTGCAAGAAACCGTGCCAGTTGGCAGAGGGTCGTTTATTCCGACGGCTGGAATCACAAGGATTTCGTCCGTATAGTACAAGTACTGAACCACCTGGTCGTTTTGAACCAATTCATAAGCGAGAATTGTGCTTGCTGGAATCGTTGCTCCACTTGTTGAAATTGCAGTGATTTGTGCCGTGAGTGTTGCACGGGTTCCTTCGTCTACTGGTGCTCCCAGCAACTTTGTAATACCCATCATCAATGAGTTGGGGATTCTGTTGATTGCGCCAACATTTAGTGCTGTCATGTAGGCAATTGCCTGGAACATTGCATCTTCTGGCGTTCCGACTCTTAGCGAAAAATCAGGCAATACGGTGCGTGCAATAGCAATTGAATCTAAATAAATATCCGCTGGTTGAACATCAAGAGGCCGAAGGTCAACATACTGAGAAAAATCAATTGTCATTTTTTTTCCTATCTATTGTATACAAATTTAATTGAAATCACTCCGTCGCCAGCACCAATCGTTCCACCGAGCGATTGAATTTGTACTTCTGGAATAAATTTTGAAGCGGATAAAGCAAGTTTTTCTGGAGAGATTCGTGAAAATGATGGGTCGTAAACACCAAAATCTGGCGTTAACGGGAGTGACGCAGGTTCAGTGAGAACACAAAAACTTATCAACTGCTTAAAAAATGCGTCTGAATACTCTGGCAGTTTTGTAATACTGCCATCATTGTCAAACGATAATGGAAATTTTAATATGTTCATAAGTTCACCTCACACAGTATCCCACAACGGAATTATGGCTCAAGCGCTTCAACCCTCAGCACCAGAGCGTCAAACTCTGCTTTGCTGACAAATACATCTTGTTTTTTTGACACGACTCCTATTATGAATATTCGTTCCGTTGAATTATCAACGAATGTGCATAAAACCTCATCCCCAGCAGACAGCACATATGTGTTGGTGCGACCAGCAAAACTTACATCTTTATAGACAATGTCGCCTAGAGCGCTAATCCTGACTGATGGCAAACCGCTAGATGCAGATACAACGGTTCCAACGAAAACTCCACCCAGGTTCGCTGGGTAAGAAACTGCTCTGCCAAGATGAATATCGTTTTGCATATTGTCTCCGATTAAGACCTAGTGGAATTTGTCTGCCGTGAACCAGAAGTTCCGTATGAACCAGAAATTTGCAAATTATTAAACGATGAAGGGAATTCAATCGCCCCTGGGTAGATGGTGCCCACTTCAATTTGTTTAATATTTTTAATTTCTTTATCTGTAAGTTCTGGAGTCCTAAATTGCACGCTCACTGGGTCAGGACTAAGTTCCTCGTACTCCACTGATGTTATTAAATAATTGCCATTTAAAAATGGAACATTTCCAACAAATGCTGTCATTCCAGGACGAAGGCGCACGCCATTCGTTCTTTCAACAATACACGACCCGTCTGTTTCATGCGGGTCATTTTCTGATTTATGCATGGTCGGAAGTTGTAGCAATTTGAATGTGTCGTACGGTCTTCCAGTTGAGTTGTCAATCGTTTGTGGGTAAGTCAGGTAGGAGTGATACCTAGTCTCTTGGACATATCTGGTTTTCTTTGGAAGCCATTTTTGGGCACTGTAACTTTCAAGTCCCCATTTATGTAGTAGCCATTTTTGACTTCCAAAAAATAAAATTCCATCTGCTTCAAAAACAACAAATTTATTTTCTTGCGCAATCCTCTTGATGACATCCCACACCGAATCGGCCTGCTTGTCTCCAGATGCAGTTGTTATATTTGCGGTTTTTGAAGTTTGCTGTCCGATAAAATCAAGACCATATTTTCTTGCTGCGTTTTCAACAAATGAACTACTTGTGCCCTTTATAACACCAGGCTTTCTATCTCGTTTCATTTGTTGAATCGCCTTGGTGTATGCCTGAACTCTGACTATTGGTGAAGCGCCATTTGACTGTTCGTATGTGACATCGGCAATCTCAAACGGATATCCCCAGTACTCTGGAGCCAAACCTATTGATGTTTTTGTAATATTCCTTATGTTTTGACTTTTGTATATGACAGTTTGACCGACTTGGAAATAATTTCTTTGAGCCATTTCAAACCCAGGGTCAACAACATCAAAGGTGATTGCAGATGCAGAATCAAGAGTAAAACTAACTTTTACGGACAATATGTTGTTATGCAATGTTGTAATAAATGATTTTTCGGGATACACAAAAATCAAAGGAACTAATCTCTGGGAACCCTGTACTTCAAATTTTTGTTGATTCGCCAAAAGGTCTTCAAATGACGGACTTGTATTTGCAAACGGTGAAGAAATACCGCTTCCGTCGGTTTTAATATTTACCATAAATCTACATCATCCCTTTATGGTGTCACTGGTTCTGTGGGTGGCGGGTTTAGCCATGCTGTGTCAATAAACCCAGTTGAAAGGTTATCGCTAAACAGTTTTTCACTTGCTGGGGGATTCTCTGTTGGCACTCCAGGCACATTAGGTGGCCTATGAACAAGCCTTGGCATTGATATCAAATCTTGTTTTTCCATTGGGAATTCTTGCAATGTGATGTTTGCCTGCGCTCGCGTTATCTGCATCAAAGAGTTTCTGCGCTGCGCAGTAATTGACAAATCTGTTATTACGAATTGAACTCCGCGAGGGGTGCTCCCAGTGTCATACCTGAATTGCGATGTGAACATGTCATCAAAGTTGTAAAAAGTAACTGGGTATGGTGTTTGCGCGATTCTTCGCAAAGTCTCAATCTTCTTTTCAACATGGGTTAACAAACCATCATCCTCATTTGCTATAACAAAAGAAAATGAAAGTGTTAATAACTGGAATTTTTTCCAGTCAACAAACGAGAATCCACCATTCCTGTCTACGCTCACCCAATCTCCACCGAGTCCAGCGTAGTTTACCTCGTTTGGTTTTTGGTCAAAAACAAAACGGTTGTACTGGTAGTTTGTCGCTCCAGTTGTTGAACTTGTTGCATATATTTGAAACATTTGTGGCTCAAGCATGAAATCAGACGCATCGTCTGCCTGTCTGTAAATTCTGTCGGATGTTGCATTATCTGCAAATATGTTGCGACTTCGTTGAATTTGAATGCTTGAAACTACTCCTGGTATGTATTCAAACAATCCGTTGTCGGCGATGCCGCCAGCGTTTCTATTTGCACCCTGCCTACCGCCGCCCGTGCCTGCTCCGCCGCCTCGCCCACCTGCGCCACCAGCGCCATTATTGGCGTCTCCACCAGGAGTCGCCAGTGAATCAATTGACGCTTGGCCGCGGGCAACATTTATTTGCGCTTCTGTATATCCCATGTCAAGCAATTCTCTTCTGATTGCTGTATCACTAAGACCGCGCTCTTTGAATATCTGCCATAGCCCTTTTTGGCCTTCTTCGTAACCACCGTTCCCAGCAGAATAATAACCCCGACCAGTTGACCCGCTTATTGACAAAACTGCTTCTTTGTTTAGGTTTTGTTCATGCTGAAAATGATTGGAGTATGCTTCAATAACATCATCTCGTGTTATCAACTTTGTTCGCACATTATTTCTAAACGCTGGAGATTGAAAATAGATTGCAAGTCCAGAATCACGAGACTCATTGTCAACACC